TTTTTAAATAATTTATTTATCATCATGACATCAAGCCCTCATAGTTTGCTGTGGTTGTGGGGGAATTTCTTCGCCCTGTGGTTGTGGCTGTTGTTGTGGTTGCTGCATCATGGCCTCTGAGATTGCGCCCAGCGCACCGGGGCCACCTCCGCCCATGCGGCTCTTGATCTCCATAACTTTGTCGATCAGGTACTTATTCATATCCATTGGTGGACCGCCCTGACCACCCTGTGGGGGTGGTGGAGGTGGGCCTCCAGCTTGGGGTGGCCCAGCCCGTGGATCTCTTGGCAATGCGCCAAATAAATCAGGGCGTAGTGGAGGTAGATCAGAGTATTGTGGGGGGTACATTTTTCATGGCCTCCATCTGGATCTTCGCTGCGTTCTTCTCACGCTCTAGCTGCAACTCTGCCTGCAACTTGGTGATCTTGGACTGCATATCTTGCTGCGCCTTGGCCATTTCGATCTCCATGTCCTGACGCGCTTCAGCCTGCTTGATCTCAATGTTGGATCTTGCCTTGGCCTGATCTGCTTCGATCTGGGTCTTTGTACGCGCCTTCAGAGCCTCTGTCTCCAGTTTAGCCAGCTCTTGTGCGTATTGCAGCGGATTGCCCTGTCCTTGGCCCTGCTGGCCTCCCATGCCTGCCAGAGCTTGGATTTGCTTCATCTGAGGTGCTGCCTGCACAACTTGAGCCGCGCGTTGGCTAATCAGCAGATCCATCTGTGGATCTACAGCAGCGAACTTGAAGTCTGGGTCTTTGAAGTTTGGCATTGGCGGCATTTCCATCTGGATGCTTGCCTCCATGCGCTGACGATAAAGCAGCGCGATATGCTCTGCGATGTGGGCGATCAACACGGGCTGCATTGCCTTCGCACCGGGGTTACCAGCCAGAGATGGATCTTGCATGAACTGCATGTGAACCGCAATGTGTGCATCGTGATCTTGCTCTGGGAAGGCGCGGATTGGCTTGCCGTACAACACGCTCATGTTCTCATCGATTGGGTCCATCTGAACTGCGTCTTCTGGCTTCTTTAGGATCTCATCAATATTGGGTATTCGGATTGCCTCATACATCCGCTTGTAGGCTTGATACAGGTCGTGAAGCTGCGGAGCTGATCGTGCCATTTCCAAGACAGCTTGTGCCTGCGCGATGCGCTGGGCTGTCGAGAAGATGTTCGGATCGCTTACTGGGACAATGTCGATCCGATCATCGAAGTCGGTACGATAGATAATCTCCGCAGCTCCAGCCTGCGAAAAGCTGAACTCGTCGGGGAGATTCTCAGCGTTCAGCGCCGCAAGTAGTTTGAACTCTTGACCCTGCGCGTAGTGCAGGCGCTTGTGGATCGCGCTAAATGCCTTCGATCCCTGTTCGATTAGGGCGACAGTCGAGCCGACTGGGGCATTTGGATTGACATCGCCAATGTTTAAATCGGCTGTGCTGGCAAATCTCTGGCCTGCATCCACCATAAATCCAAGCAGATTAAAGAGCGATCCTGACGGCTCCTTAAACGGCAACGGCATAATGGCTTTGTTTACGTCATCAACTGTGCTGTCGAGATCGACAAATTCACCGGGGGATATTTGCATATCTCCGCCAGCGACACGGCCACGCAGCTTAAAGCCACCTTGCATATTCGAGAATGCGGCACTGTCGAGGAGGGCGCGCAGCGATCCTGTCGCCGCTTTGCCCAGTCCACCGATCATGTGGTACAGACCGAAACCGTAGAAACCCAGACCCGGCAAGAACTTATAGCTCACAAACCAGTCACGGCGTTTCTTCATCTCATCTTCTTCTTTCCAGTTGCGGCGTATGGCCACCACATTCTGGTTTTCGTAATCTATTGTGATGACATATGGGATGGCAACTGCGTTGTCATCGACATCATCGTCATCCATTTCCTCGCCATCAACGCCGTCGAACAGGTCATAGACGTGCATTTCCAGCAGTGTCATCACGTCATCGCTGCTGTCATCGTACTGATCGACGCCTTCGATCTCACCAATCACATCGCCTGATGGATCTAGTGAATCGCCGCCACCGTACTTGGTTGGCAGGTAGTAGCCGTTCTGGACGTATCGATTGAAGTCATTCTTCGGCATACGGATGACGTGGGTGTAGCGTGGTGACGTGTAGAGGTCTTTGCTCTCTGGAGCCACGACAAAGTCTTCGGCCTTTACGAACTGGCTGCACTGGCGATCAAGGTTGGCGTCCCACCAGACCTTCTTGAAGGTGTGGCCGATCAGCGGAAGGTGAAACAGCATCTGATCAAGGTCAGGGAAATACTCAGGCATTTCCTGCGTGATCTGGTAATTCATGTATTCGCGGACGCGGCGTGATTGATCTTCGAGCTTTTCGTCTGGCGCGCCAATGATGACAGACTTGACTGGGCCACCTGATGGGTACAGCTCTGCGATTGCCTTGGCGTTGAACTGTGTGGCTGCTTCAGCGATCAGCGGATGCACCACAATGGACAAGCCACGGGCTGCGCGTTCGTCTTCGCCTTCTGGCAAGCCACCATCTGGATCTAGGGTTTTCAATCCTTGCTTGTACCGCTCCTCCCATTCGGAACGGGCTGCACGGTCATTTTCGTAAAAGCTGACCAGCTCCTGTGCTTTTCGGGCTAATTCTTTTTCGTCGATTACTTCGGCTAAGTTGATGTCGAACTGTGCGTCATCGACTTCGTCCATCATGTCCAGCTCTGGATCACCAATTAGCACATCGCCATTGGCAAGCTCTTCAATCAACATATCGTCGGCTGGAGCGCCTTCGGCAAATGGGATAATGTTTGGGTCAGCCATAAAGCGTCATCCTTTGTTTTTCTACTGGTTCGTCATCTTCTGGGTCTTCGCTATGCCCAACAAACCAACCTTTTCGCAATCTTAACCACGCCTGTGTGCAAGTATCCACCACATCGTCATTTGGATGTGCTGGGAACGCCGCGCATATATCTATTAAATCTTTAGCCCACTTTCTGTTTGAAGGGAAATAAATTCTTCCGTCTTCCAACATTGCGCTCGAAGCGTGGGCGCGCGCCTCCTTATCACGGTCAGGCGAATATGCCAACACAGGTACGCCAGCCATGCGGAGATCTTGCAGGAGGGATTGGCCTGACGCCTTCTTCTCAATCAGAACTGCGTCTGGCTCCCAGAGATCGTAGGATTCCTGCGCGATCCTGCGTAGGTCAGGGTAGCTGACCTTGTCGTACCACGCCTCCAGCACGATGGCGCACATGACGCCCTCATGGCGAAACACGCCCCAAGTGGTTCTGGCACTAAAGCTGGAGCTTTCCTTTGCCTCGAAGGCTGTGTCCCAAGATTGCAGGACATATTCGATATTGTTTGGCATGTCCTCGCTCTCCCAAGGAACCCACCATGACGCCTTGAGAATACCACCACCCTTGGGGCTAGGGCGCTGCTGTAGCTGCCCAGCGGCTGCGTAACTGCCCAGAGAACGCTCTAGGGTTGACAGGGTGTGTTCGTCGATCCGTTCTGGCCATAGCAGCTCACCCTCCTTGGTGCGTGGATCTGTGAAGCCAAGGCTGGATTTTATTGGATTTGGTGCGCCGATTTCGTACCTAGCTGGAATGCAGAGGTGGTCCCACTCATCGCCAAGCTGGTTTGCTAAGACGTGGCCTGTCAGGTCTTGTTCGTGCAGCCGCTGCATAATGATGACGAACGCACCTGTCTTTGGATCGTTAAGGCGTGTCTGCATTGCCTGATCCCACCAGTCCAGCACACCCTCACGCACTTTGGAGCTGTCTGCTTCGACACTGTTGTGCGGATCATCGATGCATATGATGTCACCACCATCCCCAGTAAGTGCGCCGCCAACTGAGGTTGCTATACGGTAGCCAGTCTTGTCGTTCTCGAAACGCTGCTTCTGGTTTTGATCGTCGGTCAAATTAAACTTGTCGCCAAAGTGCGCCTGATACCACGGGCTATCGATTAGCCTTCGGCACTTGGTGCTGTCCCTGATCGACAGGGAGCTTGCGTAGGATGCGTAGAGGAACTTCTTTGACGGTTGCGTAGCCCAAGTAAAAGCAGGCAGCACAACGGCCACTGACAGTGACTTCATGTGTCGAGGCGGCACGTTAATGATCAGGCGCTTGATGTCTCCATCGACTACGGCTTGGAGGTGATCACTGATTGCATCGATATGCCAGTTGTTCTTGAACTCAACCCCCGGCTCAATCGTCGGCCAAGCTGCTTTCGTAAACTCCTTCAATGATCTGCGGTAACGCTCCGCTTGAACCTTCTCCAGTGTCAACGTGCTTAAAAGCTGCTGCAATTGCGCTGAGTTGGTCATCGCTTACCCTCGTTAGATCTATTACATTTCTCTGCTCCACAGTGGCTGCAATCTCCTGCCTGTTCGACCAGTTCTCTCTGTCTCTGTTATTTAGGTAGTAAAATATAGCCACGTTATCTTTGTTAACGGTGGCATTTTCAAAGAGCGCATTGGTGACTTTTGAGAGGCCAACAGCCTTCCCTTTTTTTATAGTCTCTAAAAACTCTAAATATTGCGCCTGTTTATTGTAAATAGTTGCAGGTGAAACACCCAAACAAGTAGCGATTTGATTGACTGTTAGACCTTGACCTGCAAGTTCTTCGACTTCTTGCAGGACTTCTTCGGTGACCTCGAACTTGGGTCTTCCGACTGGATTTTTACTTTTGGCTTTTGCCATTCCTTGACCTTTCTTTTCAGTGGTTAGCTGTATTTTGGGAATGTAGATCAGATCTTTAAAAAAAGAAAGACCCACCGTCGCAGTGCGAAACCTAGCCAAGTGGGTCCAGTTTATGATGAGGCAACAGGTGAAGCCTAATCGAGCAGTGGTTTTTGGTTATCACATTGCCAGCATTATGACAACGACTGTGAGAACGAGAACTGTGAAGGCTACGCCTGTCAGGATTTCTTTCATCCAACCCTCTGGCTTTTCGTTGTGTATATCGACGTGGCCGCGCAGATTGACTGAGATCCACTGGCCTACTTGCGCTGGCTCTTCGCCACGTTGGGTGTGGACCCAGAGGTCTGGGCTACCGGGACGCTTGCTGGTTTCCTCTTGCACCCATTGGGGCATATCATTGTTGAAGCCTTTAAACTTCCAAGATTTAAGTATCATGTTTTATTCCTTTTCTTCGTATGGTTCGTATTCGCTGCCGAATATCTCTTCGAGGATTGGCTCAAGCATTTCTGCCATTACTTTCATACGATCTTTTGGTTGGATGTCGGGATTTTCGTGAACGAATGCTGCAACCATTGCGATTGCTTCAACTCCATTAAATGTCTTTTCCACAGCCATCACTCATCCTCCTCGAAGACTTCATCGCCGATTGTGATTGGTATTTCGATTGTTGTTATTCTGAAGTTACATATCAGGCATACGCGCCTGCGCTTTGCTGTTGGGAAGCCATAGGCTGTGTGTGGCCTTGAGTCTTTGGCTTGGAGTTTAACGCGGCCCTTACAGTTTGGGCAGTGGGTTACGGCTAGGGTCATTTGGGTATTCCTTTCTAAATGTTAGTAGGGGAGCCGAAGCTCCCCTGATTGATTAAAAATAAGATGCGATTGCTTCTGGAACATCTGCTTCGTTTAAACGACCTGATGATAAAGC